AAAACAATAGCACCTAATACTACATCTAAAGGGAAGTCTTTAGCAATCTCGCTAGTGTCTGGGTCATAATCTTTTATATTATATCTATTACCTCTTTTGTATTCTATTGGTCTAAACAACACGTTTAAAGCTCTATGTAAATTATTATTATCGCCTATGAATGTATCTAAGTCCATATACTCCCCAAAGCTCATATCGTCTAACTCTGGAATAAAGCCATACTCTACTCCGTTAAGTGTAAACCTTTTTAATAATTGATCATTCGAAGAATCAAACATACTGTTAATAATCCCACATATCTCTGCTATGTCTGTTGCTTTCATTCGTCTTACAACATCATCAGAAACATTACAAAATATTTTTACTATCTCTAATTGTATTGAAGAATCGTTTGTATCTTCTAACTTACTTTCTAACTTTGAAAACTCTTGATATTGTGCAAGGGTTACATCATTTAAAGTTGTTGGTATTTTTAGATTAACTTTCATACTAATATATAAACGTTTTTAAATTATTTTAGTGAACAATATACTTGCCTCTGTTTGGGTTTTGTAATTGATAGCCAACTGCGTATCTAACTGCATCTATTAAGTGATTGTATTTGTCTATTGGTGTATTTGATTTGCGTTCTAACCAGCGGTAGTTGTTTAGTTCTTTGATGAGGTTTGTACTATCTGGGCTTACTACTAAGTCATAGTCTTGTAGTAGGCTTATTCCGTATGTAACACTACCTTGACCTTTTATACTTGGCTTTACGTTGCAATATCTTTTAAGTTCTGTTATTAGTCTTGGCTCTGCACTATCAGCTACTATTAAGCCATCTTTTGCGTGTTTCTGATTTAACTCTGCTATTTGTGATGTTGTTAGTCTTGGTAAGTAAAAGCACTCTTTTAAATATATTGTCTTATTAGCTTTGTCTATGTTTACCTCAACCAATGTAGATGGATCAGCAGCAAATCCGTAATCTTGACCAAAAACACTTACACTACTTATTTTAAACTCACCTATACTCCAGTTGCTAAATATAACGCCCTCAGCTTTAGACATCCAAGCACCTAGCATTTGTTGTTTGTATTTCTCTGGTCGTCTTTCTCTCATCTGTGCTATTTGGTCTATATAGCTTTTAGATAAGTTGTCTATGTTGTCTATGTAAGTAGTGTGTATGTAAGTAGTGTTTTCTTTTGTTGTATTGCTTCCCTCTTGTACCCCTCTCTCCTCAAAGAATCGTGTATATATAAAGTGTTCTTTAGTAGTTGGGTTAAGTATTAGTATAACTCTGTTTTGTTTACCTTGTTGTCTAACTGATAAGTCTATTGTGTCAAACTTCTGCTCTTCTGTTAGTTCCTCAGCTTCATCTACTACCCAAGTAGTAATACCTTGCAGAGATTTAAGGTTTGCAGTCTGATCCCCACTTGATGTCTTGATACCTCTAAAGATTATCTTACTTCCTGTCTTTTTATTTAGTATCTCGTCTTTGGTTATGTGGAAATCGTGTACGCAGTTAAAGAGTTCTAGCTTGTCTATAAACTCTGGTATAATCGATATATATGCTGAGGTTAATGTATAACGTGTGAATAGGATTGTGTGTCCAGCTTCATATGTAAGCATAACTAAAAGGGCATTGATAGTAAAAGACTTACCACTACCTCTACCCCCACTGACTATAAAGTACCTACTATCTTCACTAAGTATAGGTTTGTATTTGCTGTGTATGTTAATCAACGAAATTTATTAAATCTCTAAAATTGATGTTTAAGCCCTCGCTAGAGTTTATATCTACACTCTCCTTTGGTTTACCATAACGATAGCTTAAATAGGCTTGTATGGCTCTCATATCGCCTTTCTTTACTAGCTCTCCTAGTTTACCTATTGCTTCGTCCTTGTCTATTAAGTTATCTAAGCGTTCTATTAGCTTTTGCTCTTGTTGTTTTGTCTTTCTACCAGCACCCTTTCTAGCACCTCCATTGTTTGCCCTCTTATCCATAGTTATAAAGATTGAAAAAAGATTGATTAATCAATTCACTAATATATAAACAAAATTAATTTTTTTTAGAATAATCTTTGTTGTGCTTTGTGTTGTTTTATTCTTTTTATTGCTGCCTCGTAATACTCCTTATCTAATTCACAAGCTGTAAGGTCGTACCCTAAATTATGACAAGCTATTGCAATACTTCCACTGCCCAAGTGTGTATCTAAAATCTTATCGCCCTCTTTTGCATAATTCATTAAAAGCCATTCGTATAGCTTAACAGGTTTTTGTGTGGGGTGTATTTTTCCTCCGTTTTTTTTTGCATCAGATAAAGCAGTACCTCTTGGCATTGTAAATATTCTTAAAGCCTTATCAAAAGAAGTCCAAGCTAACTCTCCATCTGCTAAAGAAAAATCCCTCTGACCTTTATCCCATAAAAGCCAGCACATTTTTGGAGGTAAGTATTTAGTCATATAATTCCCACCCCAAACTATTTGATTTTTACTAACCCTAAACAATTCTTTAAAATATTTAGGTTTTGGGATTTCGTTATCCCATTCTTTAATACCATAATCTTTCCACCCGTTGTGTTCTTTTTCTTTATTTGCTTTTATCCCATAAGGAGGGTCTACAATAGCAAGGTCAAAGTAGTTATCTTCATACCTTGCCATTAACTCCATATTGTCTTCGTTTGTTATGGTCATTGCATTAATATTTCTTCTATCTGTTGTATTTGTTTATCAGTAGCGTCAGGTATTTGACCTAAGACATAAAGTTTAGGGTCGCCTGTCAGTGCTTTAAAAACAAGTTCTAAATCTGGATTATAGAAACAGTTTTGCTTATAGTTCCTTAAGTGATAAAGAATAGTTGAGTGATGAATACTGTAACCACACCTTTTGTAATCTCTCATTATTTCTGTTAATCTCATCTTTTTTACTTTTTTCATATAGTGATTAGCAACGCACCTCATCTCTATAACTTCTCTACGTCTTGTTTGTTCAAAGATGTCAATGTTGTTTAGTGTTAGTATTGTTTCTCTTATTGATTCTAATTTCATAGTACTTCTTTTTCTTCTTTCTTGTATATAGCGTATCCGTTTTCTTTTAACAGTTGTATAGCTTCTTCTATTTGTTTCTGCTCGATCCTGTATGTGTCAAATATTTCGTTATGTATTACCATTGTTTTTATTGTTATATTTACTTAAGGGTGCTTTACCCTCTTTTTCTAATTCTTTCTGTAAGAAAGCTAAGGCTCTCCAAGCTACCTTTGCTGAGTGGAGTTGTCCATCTGTATCTATTGTACCAGCTTCTATTAAGTGTCTTGCTAGTGCATCTAGTTCGTCTGATGATTTAGCTCTATCCCAATGCAGAGGTTTGTCTGGGTGGTGTTGTTGATTACCAGCCCAAGATACTTTAGCTACCTCTCTTATTGCATCTGGGAAGTATTTAAGCACTCCACTATATACAGGCATTTGTTTTCTCTCTTGTTTTAACATTTCTTCATATTGGTAAAAGTCCTCTTCGTCATACACCCCAGCTTTCCATTCTTCGCACTCTAATTCTTCTTGTTCGTTCATTGTGTATGCTGTTTCAGTTCCACTAATGTAATCAATCTTTTTGTTCATCTTTCTTTTCTAATTTTATTTTAATAGCTTCTATCTTTACATATAATTGTGCTACTATGTTTTCTAGTCTAAGTATGCGTTGTATCTGTGTGTGTTTCTTTGGTTTCATTTATTTTTTTTAATTCGTTTTGATATGCTTGGGCAGCTTTTTTTTCGTCTGTAAAAAGACCAAGATATTTTATTTTACCATTTATCCTTATAGCTGCTCTCCATTTTTTTTTATCCATATATACTCCAGTATATTTAGAAGTACCACCTCGCTTGTCCTTAGATGTATTTTGTCTATTTGTAATTACTTGTAAATTGTAAAGCCTATCGTTTAACTTGTTATTATCTTTGTGATCTACTACCATTTTTAAACCACAAGGCTTATGATTTAAAAAAGCCATAGCAACTAGCTGAGATATTTTGCAGTTTCCGTTATGCTTTCCATTTTTTGATAAACCAACTCTATATCTGCCATTTGTATTTAAACCTTTTGTCATTACCTTAGCCACTTTAGTTTTGTTATAATTTAAACTTTTTACATTACCTAAATTACTAACTTTATATCTGCCCTCATAATTTGGTATATCTTTCCAAACCTCAATACCTATTCTACTTAATAAACTTGCTATCATAATTCTCCAGTTAAGCAATAGTTATCTAAGTCTGCACCCTCTATAAAGAATTTGTTGTATAAGTCAAGTGCTTTCTCTACTTTCTGTTCGCCTCTGTAATAAAACTCCTCAGAGCAGTTAAATATACCTATGTCAAGTGAGCCTTTGTCTAATACTAAAAAGTAGAAGTCTTTATACTCTTTATTGAATAGATTACAATATAAGTAGCATTGTACGTCATATCCGTACTTGTTAGCACTCCAGCTAAAGTCTTTTATGTTTGTTGTTGTCTTAAGATCAACTATTCTATTAGTAGCTAATACGTCTGCTTTACCTCTAAACGGAAAACCTAAGACATTATCTATTGCTGGTATCTCAAACTCTGCTTTAGTTATTAATTCTTTTGCGTGTTCGTTACGATAGAACGCATCTACAAGTCTTTCTGTTTCGCTTCTTTCTTTAGCTGTGTAAGCTGTGCCAAATTCTTCCTGTACTTCCTTAAACTTCTTTGTATTTCTACTCTGCACCTCAACAAACTTTTGTTCTAAAAATTTTTGAGGCTCAAGGATTGCCCAGTGAAATAAAGCACCCATTCTGAGGGCAGAACTTTCTCCACTACCATACTTTAAACTAAACTTATATGTCTTAGGACTTGACAGAAGTTGTTTAAGACTACTACTACTAAGAGCTAAGGTGTTTAGTTCTCCATAGTAAAAGTCATCATCTTCCATACGCTTAAGTAGCTCTGCTTTGTCGTAGTATTTATTATCTAATAGTTTTATCTTAGAGTTCATATTGTTTTAGTTCTTCTTTTAGTTTTAGTATCTCTTTGTTCTTTTCGTTTCTTACTAGACTTTCTCTTTTAGTTATTATCTCAACCTCTGTAAGTAACGTATTAGTAAACATACCGATCTCTGTAATAGCTTTTGTACAATTACTTATATCTTTATTGTTTGGCTTTTGTTCTTGCCATTGTAATAACTTATCTACTAAAAAAGAATACCAAACATTGTAAGATTTTTTTTGTAGCAAATTCATCTTGAGCAACCTATTAAATAACCTAATACAGCACACATAAAGAAAGCAAAGAATAAACATAGTTGTAAAATTACTACTCTTTGTTTTTCTCTTTTTATGTTTTTTGCCTCAAGTTCTTTTTCAGTATAAACTTCTATTCTGTTTTTTCTTGTTTTAATATGTAATCCTGTCTTTGTCTTTTTCATTTTATTGTATGTTAAATATTAAATCTCTTATATATTGCGCTCTATCAAGTAGTTTAGTTTCTGTTTCTTTAGGTAATCTTCTTACAAGAATATTAGCACTTAACGTGCTTTCTATATCTCTAAGCTCTTTGCGTAAGTCTGTTAGTTGTGTTCTCATTTGATTTTGTTTTAAACAAATATAAATAAAAATAATTGTTATAAACAAATTATAAACAAACTTTTTTTATTCTACTTCTTAAAATCGTTTAAATTTATTATAGATGCTTGGCTTTCATCTATCAAATAACAAGGCTTTAGAAGTTTCTTTTTAGTCCATAGTGTAGTGTCTGGACAATACATATCTTGTGGCTCTAAGTCTTTGAGGTTGTTTAACCAAAACATATAATTTCCTTTAGGGTCATTAACAAAGTATAATGCTATCTTACCTGTTTCTATTAGCTTGTCGTACTTATAAACCTCTAGTAGTTTTTCTTTGTAGTATTTGTTTCTAAATTTCATTTCAATTACTACCTCTACGTTTTTTGGACTTGTACCAAAAGCATCAAAATGCTCAAAGCTATCTCCTGTGTGTGTTAAATCCCAACCATCTAAGTTTAGTAACATTATGACAGCCTTTTCCCACTTGTGTATGTTTTTAATCATATATCTTATCTATGTCTGCTATCCATTGCACAAGTCGAGCTGGATTGCAAGAACAAGGCTCGTTATATTTATGATTATAATATTTAGAATGTAGTTCACACAGCAGCTTATATTGATCTTGTGTAAGCTTATGTTTTACAACAGCTTTAAATTCTTTCCACTTATCTCTATCTATTTGTTCCATAAGTCTAAATCAATATCGTTCCAATCTTCTCTACGCTTGTCGCACCCACAACTATCTCCCCAAATCTTTTTGACTACCCACCTTATGCCTGTGTAATATGTTATGTAATATACTATATCTCCTAATCTCATAATTCTTTATATTTATATAAAATATCTTTTTTTATTAGATATGCTTTTTTACTTTTTGTATCTCCTTTACCTATAAACTCTGCATATGTTAAATTGTTTTCTTTAATGCAATCTTTTATTCTATTAGTTAAAAACCAATTATAATCATAGCCATCATAAATAACCCAATACTTAGCCTTTGTAGTACTTAATGCAGATGGCTTAGAATTAAACTCTATTTCTATAACTATATTATTTGTGTATTTACTTTTCTCATCAGACTTTACCTCAACTCCAAAATCTTTTTCTGGAACATAAATATCATACTCTTTACAATAACCTTGCTTTATATACGCTTTTTTATATTTAGACTTTATAACATCTAAAATTATTTTTTCGTGATGTTTACCTCTTTTTAAATCTCTTTTAAATGTGTCTATCACAGCTGGTCTTTTATGTGTTTTAATGCGTTCCTATATGTATTATATAAACTATAATAACTTATATTAGTTTCTCTGCTTAGTGATGCTACACTTTGACCAGATGCTACTAAAGTAAATACCTTTTGGTCATACCAACGCATATTGTTTAGTATTGTATCTATTGCTTCTTTATTTTTTGCATACTCTACCTCATCAATACCTAAGACATCTATTTGTCTTATTTCTCCATCTATATCCTCTAAGTATGTTTTGATCATTCGTGCCTCTTTCTTATGTGTGTTGAGGTATATTCCTCGCAATACTTTATATACATAATAAGTGTTGATGTCGTCATTGTACCAAAGGTCTAATCCTTTATCGATATCGCATATCAACTGTAAATACATACTTTGCACCACATCCTCAGCCATACTTGGATTACATCCAAAACTTTTAACAATGTTTATCCAAATTTTATTCTTATCGTAAGCAAGTTCTACTAATGATTTCATAGTTTTTTAGGCACAAAGTTTTTTAAGGGGTCGTATATATCTCCAACTACAAAAGGCAAACCAAACTCATTAATACTAAAACTAAATGTTTCAAAAGGAAAACCTCTTGACCTTTTACACATAACAGTTACCCAGTCTTTATTTACTGTGTTTAATTCTAACTCAATAACAGTTTCAGCTTTTTTCTCAAGAAACGATCCAAGATGTCCAGTTCCTAGTTTATTGCTACCATAGTTTTGGTGCATAACAACCATTATGTGAGTGTTATACATAGTTGATAACTGCATTAATTTAGACACCATTTCATTACAAGTTGGTAAGTCATTTACATCAGCGACCAAATCGGCTGCTCCATCTACGAAAACTAAACCTGTTTCTTTACCATTTTCTTTGTTTTCTTTTAAAGTCCATTCTAAAAATTGTAACCTTTGTTTATAAGTTAAAGTCCTTAAAGCATAAGTTTGATAACAACCTACGTCTTTAATATTAGCCATTTGCTCACAACGTCTAAAACAACGAGCTGCGTGAAATGTACCTTGCTCTGTATCGTGGTGCATCAAACATTTATTTTTTCTATGACCTATAATTTTACCACCAAAGTTATTACCACCACTTAAATATACAGAAGCTAGTAATGATATAAAAAAAGATTTTTTACTCTTGGGGGGTGCTGTTACATAACTTATATTGCCCAAAGTTCCAATAGGAGTGGGGTAAGTTTTTTTTCCATTTTTTGTTTCTATTGTTTTTTCTCCATAACTCAATGCTAATTCTGGATATTCAATATCAATAGAAGTGTCTATTTCACACTCCTCTTTTATGAGTTCCATTAGCATTTTATGAGTTGTTTCTTCTTCTGTCATTGTAGGTTTTGCTTTGTTTTTGTTAAAGGTATAAAAAAAAGGGGGTAAAAAACCCCCTCTTGTAAATTAAAAATTAAAATGGTAGATCTGATACCTCTTTTTCCTGTGGCACTTTTTGCACCTCATCTTCTCTCTGAGCGAGAACTATGTTATTATCCGTCCAAATCACTTTGCCA